AACGCAACGCTCGCCACGTTGCTGGCAAACGGCGGCAAGGAATCAGCCTTTGTGAGGCATATCTTCGGGAAGGATGTGCCGGAAGTGGGCGAGTCTCCGAACAACAAGAAGATCAATCCTCCGCAGACAAAGGCCATGTTGCCACCATTGCCGCCTGGCAACAAAGGTAACTGATGCAATCTTCGCAAGACCAGATGCCCGCGTCAGCCGAGCGACATTTCGAGATCCTGAATGACGGGACGGAGATTGGGGTTCATTTGACCAAGCATCCGAATGAGGTCATGACGACTATTAACGGTGTCGAAGTGCCAGCAGCAGGCATTGAGCGTGTCAAGGTGCGCAAGGTAGCGTTGCGCGACATTCAGAAGCTTTCTGAGGTCTTGGGCAATGAGATCAGTGAAATCATGGTGATGACTGGCAAAGAGCAAGCATGGGTAGAAAGCTTGGATGATGATTCCTTTGAGGCGCTCATTGAGGAGGGGCGCCGGCTAAATTTTTCGCGTTGCAGCAAATGGCTCAAGCGCAGGATGGACCTGCTCAAGGCAATGGGTCAAGGAACGGTGTTCGACCGGGCGGTAGAAACCGCGGTGCAAAAGGTATCGGACCGGCTCGGCAAGTCGGACTCGCAACCATCTGCGAGTTCTTAGTCAGTCAGGGGCACGATGCCAATCGGCTCCTTGATTACTCTCTGGAAAAACTTCAACTCTTCTACAGCGAAGCAAAACGTCGGGTATCAGAAGAGCAGTGTCAACAGGACTTGAGAATGCTGCGACTCTACCGGACGGCGATTGTTTCCACCATAGACAGGAAGGGGGTAAATCATTATAAGGAGCAGGAGAAAGCATTGTTGAGCGCTTGCGGCTTCGATGTGCCGCAAGACCCAGGAACGAACAGACAACGAGCAGCGAACACGTTAATGAAGATGGGCGCGCGACGACGAAGGTAAAATGGAAGAGAGCATCCGCATAATTCTGGAGGCAGTGGAACGCGCCAAAGGCGTGTTGACGCAGACCGTGGCTGATATTGACCGTGTGACAGCAGCGACGAAGCAGCAACAGGGAGCGTTCACCAAAATCAAGGGGGTTCTTAGAGAGCATGACAGGCTTTTCTTTCGACTGAAGATAGCAGCAGCGGCAGCGGCCGCAGCATTTGTGCTGTTGATTAAACGCGCTTTAGAATCGGCGGAGTCACTGAACAAGCAAGCGGATGCGTTAAGTGTGACGACAGAACGGCTATCGGAGTTACGCTTCGCGGCTTCCCTTGCAAATATAAACAGTCAAGAGCTAGCAAGCTCACTCGACGTACTCCAGAGAGCTTTGGCTGATGCGCAGAAGCCCGGGAGCGAGATGGCGGCAGTATTCAAGCATCTGAATGTAGCGACGACGGATGCAGTCGGCAAGATTCGCGATCCGATTTCAGTGTTGCTTGATCTAGCGGATGCGTTTCAGCGCAGTGAAGGGGCAGCGGTCAAGGCTGACATAGCACAGAAACTGTTTGGGCGCGGTAGCCGGGAATTCATCGCATTCCTGAATCAAGGAAGTGCGGCATTGAAGGCTCAGGCAGTGGAAGCAGGCGAGCTTGGTAATGTTTTGACTAAGCAGACGGCTCAGGGAGCAGATGATTTCAATACTAGTCTCACAAGGCTTCGGGCTGGGATCACTGGCCTTACGAATCAGATTCTTGCGGAGCTTCTGCCGACATTGCTCTCGCTTTCGGCTGAACTGGTCAAGATTGAGAAGGAGCAGATTGCATCAGGAAGAGGAGCATCTACGCTTTCGGAGCAATTAAAATTTGCTGCCAAGGGCGTGATTATTTTCACGGGTGGATTGCAAGCGTTGGCGCAGGTTGTGGGCGTAGGAATTTCCATCCACATAAATTTCCTCATCAATCTCTTTACCGCGGTGGTTCAGATAGGAGCCGTGCTCGGAGAAACGATTGGCAAGCTGGTGACATCGTTCTTCAATTTGGGAAAGGCTCTGATCGAGGTCATAAAGCAGGCGACGATATTCGGAGATGTATTTCAAAAGATAATCTCTCGCGATTTCAAGGCTGCCTTCAATGCGGGCCAAGCCGCCATCAGAAATCTGGGCAGCACGGCGAAAGTGGTCGGTGAAGATTTCTCAGCAATATTTGGAAAGGTAGCCAAGATCGTTCGGGAGAAAGCCGCGCTGACCACGGGTCAAACGAAGGTGATGGTCGAAGACACTTTGGCCAACATTGAGGCATTGGCCGAGAGAACAGCTCGATTGCTTCGGGCCATCAATGCTCCATCAGCATTGCCGGGTGCTCCGCCCAAAGTAGCCAGGACGACTTTAGAGCCGGTGCCTGATAGCAAGGCAGCTCAGGATGCTCTCAAACTGCGGGCTCAGATAGCGGCGGAGACGGGGAAAGCTTTGGCGGAGCGCAAGGAAGCAGACGCAAGTATTCTGGAATCGGGTATCCAGACCGATAAAGGAATTGTGGAGTCTGCCAGACTACGGCAAGAAGCTTTGGCTATCCTGCTTGATGCGGAACTGGCTGCGGAGGTGGCTGCCAACGCGCAACGCAACGCTGAGATTGATACGTTAGGAATATCTCAAGAGGAAAAAGATAATCTGCGTGAGGAGGAAGCGCAGCGGCATCAGGAAAGAATGACTGCGATTGAACGGAAAGGCGCAGCAGACCGGGTCAAAAATGAGGCTCTCACCGAAGCAAGAAAAAGACAAATTCGTGAGGATGGGCTTGACTCGTTTATGAGTATTTTGGGGAGCACAGCGACCATCGCAAGGACATTTGGAAAGAAAGGTTTCTTGGCTTACAAAGCGCTGGCGATTGCGGAAGCGGTGATTGCTGGAACCCTTGCAGTGCTCAAGCAATTGGGTTCTGGAGACCCGTATTCTGCACCATTTCGCGCTATAGCTGCGGGAATTGCAGCAGCCGCACAGATAGCAACGATTGTTGCCACTACAGTGAGCTACGCAGAAGGTGGTTTGGTGCCTGGAACCCCATCGCGGCGTGACAATCTAATCGCAACCGTCGCGACCGGGGAATATATCTTTGACTCGGATACAGTCTCAGCGATGGGACCAAGTTGGTTTGCGAAGCTCCATGAGATGATCCGAATGGGGGAGTTGCCAGGATTTCAGGGCGGAGGATTGGTGCCTCGGCCGGTTGTGAGTTCAAGCTTCGGCTCAACAACGAGCGCAGCACGTCAAGCAACAGGCGCGGATACGAATGTGACTGTAGGTTTCGTGAACAGCCGGAATAGTCAGAGAGATTTCATGCGGCAGGAAGGCGTCCGCATCGTGGCTGACGAACTGAGAAAACGCAGCAACCGAATATCATCATGAAATACATTCCGCTCCTCTTGATTCTGACTGCCTGTTCTTACGTGCATCCCATCGGGACCATCAGCGACAAAAAGCTTCACAAGGTATCGCTTGGTTCCATTTTTGGAGCAGCACAAACAATGATTGTGGTAGAGGACACCAATACGCATGAAGTCACGTTCATGACGCCGGTTGGTGGCAACGGAATCCTTCCGTCAGCAGTAGTGGCTGGAAGTATCATCGGTGGCTCAGCGTTAATCGCCAGTGGTCGCTATGGTGATCAAGTAACCGTGAACCAATCTGGCAATGCCAGTTCTTCAAGTGCGGCATCTGCGACGGCGAATCCCATGATTCAAGATCCGAATCCTGCGCCGATGATTCCGAATAGGCCACCGTGGGGACCAAGGTGGAAATGAGTGTCCCGCAATACAAAGGAGTCGATATCCCGGTGTTCAGCACACAGCCGAACTGGAGCACGCCGCCACGCCTTGGAGTGGATTACGGAGACATCGTGACGGAGGCGCTGGACACAAGCGAGGAACGAATCGGGACACGGCCACGGCCACTTTACAAGCTAACGTATCAAACGTTAACGCTCACGGGACAGGAGATGGGCTACATCAGAAGGGTTATGGAACTGGCGCAGTCAATGCCGATGCTGATGCCGGTCTGGCATGATTACGTTCAACTTACTGAGGCAGCGTCGATAGGTGAAACAGTCCTGTCGGCCGATGACGTTGGGAATACTCTGTGGGCAGTGTTGGTAGATTACGCGATTCTTTGGGAGTCATTCAAGTCGTGGGAGGTTGTTCAGTTGGTCGCGCCGCCGAGCGGAACGACATTGACTCTATCGTCTGGCTTGGTATCAAACTGGCCCGAAGGAACCCGCGTGATGCCGGTCTTAATTGGTGACGTGGACCGGGCGACAGTGACGCATCTGACAGACATCAACGCTGATGTTCCGGTGAAATTTATGGAAACGTTCAATCAACTGACTGACCAATCCCGAAACGAATAAAAAGCTATGGCCCAATTTACCCTTTACCGAAGCACCGACGGTTCGGCTCCAGTTCTGACCGGCCAAGTTGGTTCACTGGTTGCGCTGCTGGATGCGTGTCTTGTGACGGGCTATGGCTCCAAGGTTGCGGCGGGCTGGAGCAAGCCGTTTACCGGAACGAATAAAGCTGCATTCCGAACAGGAGCGGGCGGCGGTGGCAGCCAGCACTACGTTAGAATTGGTCATGATGCGTTACGTCCTACGACCGGGGGTGCTGTAGCGGGTGGCGCTCAGGGTGCATATGCAACGGGATTTGAGACGATGACCGATGTGGATACTGGCACAGGAGCATTTTCAACCGCAGCACAGGGAGCGGTGGTAGCTGGAGTCGCAGGATTGCATATCAGAATCAGCGTCTCGGCGGACGCCACTGCGCGCGCATGGATTGTGGCAGCAGATGCACGCACATTTTATCTATTCATTCTGACTGGTGATACGGCGAACAATTACTTCGGATGCTATTTCGGAGACTTTTATAGCTTAGTAATAGGAGATCCGTATCGGTCGGCGCTGATTGCTGGCGTCACTGAGAATTCTCAAGGTAGTAAATTGTGTGACTTTGTATCAGCCACCCCCTTTGCCGCAATCCAGGGTCATTACTTTGCACGCGGTCATACCGGCTTAGGCGGTTCAGTGAATTTCAGCAAGCATGGAGATTTGGTAAAGCTCGGAACGACTAGTAATCCTGGATTATTCGGCGTCGTGCCGTTCACGAATCCTTCTGATGGTGGATTGTATTTATCTCCCGTGTGGATTACCGATCCTATAACTACACCAGTAAACGGTTTGAGAGGCCGGCTACGTGGTTTTTGGCATTTTCTGCATCCAGTCGCTTCAGTCGTCGATGGCGATACCTTCAACGGTGTGGGTGAATTGGCAGGGAAATCATTTCTCATTATCAAGGCTGCGTTTGGGGCGGCAGGCGCAGGCAGTTCCGTTTATGTCATTGAAACGAGTAACACGTTAGAAACGAATTAGTGGCATGCCGATCACACTCGGAACGTTTACGGTTGATACGGCTACTGATGAGTTGATTCTCAATAATGGCTTGATAGTCGGGCATCGGGTAGCGGTATCCTCGACCGACGTGCTGCCATCTCCGATGAGCAATGCGGTGGAATATTGGGTCATCGCAGTCACCGCGACTCGATTCAAACTATCACTGGTTGAAGGCGGTTCGGCTCTGAACATTACTGATGCAGGAACCGGGACACATACGGCATTCTTAACGTGTTGGGGCAGCAACACGGGACTGGGCTACAATGGGTCATTGACCAAAGGCACATCTATTGCGATTGCAGGCACAACAATCGCCGCTCCCTGGTTTCTGTCGGCGGTAAATAAAGGACTACTGACAAAAGCTAATGCTCCCCAAGGCCCGCCGTGGCGCTTCCGGTCCATCGATATCGGGCGCGAGCATTACGTGAACGGGGCACGCGAAAATACGGATGGCGATCCCATTCAGCCGTCGCTGCGACAGGATAAGAAAGGAAGGCATCGGCTCCGCTGGTCTGTGAAAGCAGGAGCACGATTCATCGCGGTGAAGGTCAAGCAACCAACGAATCTTTCGCCGCGTCCATCCGTAATCATCAAGGCTAATCCGGAGATCGGTCTTCCCGTAGATCTGAGCGGCACAGCGCCGAGCGGCACAGACTGGGTGACGATAGGGCCTATTAGTGTTACACCATCAGCGCGGGGAGCGGTGTGGGTTGAACTGTGGAACAACGTGGACGGCGGCGGTGGTGCTCCGTGTTACTGGGATAATATTGTCGCCTTCTGATTTGTATGCCCGTAGGATTCGATGACTGGTTGGAGGAAGCCCCGTTTGTGGGGTTGAATCATCTCGGTGACTTTGGAGATTGGTTGGAGGAATCTCCCGTAGTAGAAATTAGCGAACCAGTCGGCTACCTGGAGCGCCCAGTTCTGGACATACCGCGCCCGACATTCGAGAATCTAAAGCACGGCCAGCTTGATGATTTCACATACGAGACTGAAGGAAGCGGGTTAGCGACTCCGTGGAAGCCAACGAGCATACCGAAGCGAACTCTCAAATACAAATATATCCTTGAGGGCCGGGATCAAATCAAACTGTTCCGTTCGTTCGTGTCTCAAATGTTGGGCCGACTTAGAGGCTTCTGGATTCCGATTTACTTTAATGACTACTGGCTGACGGCAGATGCAGTCATCGGCGGCGATACGATTACGATTCAAAAGATCGGGCTGGAAGATAAATGGACCTTCGGTACGCAGTTCCAGCATCTCGTTCTGTTCACGCGCGATAACATGGAGTTCTACGGCATCAAATCCGTGTCTGTGTTGGGCGACGTTGAGACTGTAATTCTTGATGCCGACTTGCGTTCGACGTTTCCAGCGAACGTGACAGTATGTGCTGGTCTAATCTATGGTCGATTCTCCGATACCGAGATAAGTTATCAGTTCCTCACGGACGATACGGCGCTGGTCGAGTGCGGCTTTACGGAGTTGCCGACTGAGACGATTACTCCTGACTTCGGTTCTGGGCACGTCGGCATGGTGCATTTGGGGCATCGGCCAATATATCTCTACGAATTGGAGTTGAACGGCACCATTTACCGTTACGCAAACTGGGGCATTGATGTTGTCATTGGAAGCTTCACTTGGGCTGCGGCCAGCATCACGCACTCAGCCATCTCGAGGAGCATCGACTTCATCAGCGAGGAAGTATCGTTGAAGATCAGCACGGACGACGATGCTCATCCGTTGAGGAATTACATCGGCCAGAATTTGCTTGAGCCAATCAACGTAACGATTCATGCCAGTGATTTCGACAGCTTCACTTACGCTCCATTGACACCATTGTATGAGGGCCGGGTGAACAATATCAATTTCCAGGAGGAAGGCCGCATTGACGTTCAAGTGTCGAGCATCTTGCGCATCTCGGAAATGAACATTCCCAAGATGGGCATGCAACGGACCTGTAACAATCGACTCTATGACGTGAACTGTCAGGTTGTGGAAGCAACGTTCACGACGGCTGGCACATTGATAACTGTCACGGACGATTACATCGAGGCAACTGCCTTCGGAGCCAAGGCCACAGCGGAAGGTGATCCAAACTGGTTTGCGCTCGGCCGGGTGAAGATAGGTGACGAATGGCGCACGTGCGTAGGCCAGGACGCAAACAAGCTCTACATCAACTTTCCATTTCGCAAAGCCATTGTCGGAAACATAGCCAACGCGCGGGCCGGCTGCGACAAGCGGATTGTCACTTGTGACGATAAGTTTGATAACCTCGACAATTTCCAAGGCTATCGCTACATGCCGAATCGCAACCCGCAAATGGAAGTGCTCTCAAGACCTAAGGGAGGGGGAGGCAAGAAGACATGACAAATGAGAAGTTCCGTTCACAGGTGAAACGATTTCATCCTGTTGCAAATGGAGGCGATGAATCGATGTTAGCAAAACTGAGAGCACTTTTGGAGAGGCGACGGCAGCGAAGTCCAAATGAAATCCGGGCATGTGTTGAGTGTGGGCTTCCAGCTAAAGGGGAGCGTTGTTCAATGCATGCATTTGCTCGCCGCCGGAAACGGTTACTGCCGACATGAAATGGTTTTTCGAGCAACCCGGAAACGTGGAGCGGCTCCTTGAGGAATTGAAGACGTGGCGCGGCACACCGTTTATCGAATATTGCGGCAAGCGTGGTGTCGGCGCTGATTGCGTTCGATTTGTCGAATCGGTCTTGGTTAATCTCGGAGCCATCCCTCAAGTACGCTGGCCTCGTTATGTCTGCCGCAGTGGTGGACCAGAGATGCTTCAGGTTTTCGTTGATCACATGAATGCTGTGCCGGGCTTAATTCCTGTCTGGGACAGTGGAGGATTGACGATGTTGCGATTTCGTCATCTCGATGATTCTGAGCGGGCTAGCATCATGATTGGCGATCTGTTGCTCTGCTCCAATGGTAAGACGGGGCATCACATGGCTATTATGGCGCGACCTCCTACGCTATGGCACAGTCTGATCCGTCGGGGAGTAGTCGAAGGAAACATAGCTGACCCGATTATAGACAAGCATGTCTTTGCCATCTATCGTTTGCGGGCATGAGTGCGCAACAAATCGTCCAAGGCAATTATAATTTTGGCCAGTTCCCCAAAAAGGCTGGCCGCAACTTCGAAATCAAAGCCAAGGACTTCAGTCAATCAGAGCAGGGTGTTCCGCTGCCGGTTCTGTTCGGGACGCAGCGAATATCTGGCATCTACATCACTCCCATCTTTGATTTCCGCATCACGGATGATGAGGAGCAGCAGGGTAAAAAGTAGATGTCCAATAATCGCAAACCGTGGGTGTTATGTCCCGTGTGTAAAAAGAGACGCATGAGCCAAGGAGCGCGTCAATGTAAACGATGTCGCGCTAAAAACGCCAGTGTGGCCGCAATGAGAAAACGGTATGGGCGCTAAACAAGAAACCCAAACGGGAAGTAAATATTTCGGGAGCATCGCACAGGCTCTCTGTGTCGGACCTGTAGATATTCTACATCAGATTGGCAATGGAGACGTGATCATTTGGGAGGGACCAATCTTCCGAACGACATCGATGGATGGGCAGGGAAAGACAACGCTGACGACAACAATTGGAGTGCTTCATTTCTATTGGGGGACGATGACGCAGACGACAAATAGTCTTTTATCCGGACTGAAGCTTAATGGTTCTGTAGTCCCTATGAGTCCGTTTCATGGTGTGTGTTATGCCGTGCTGGATAACTTTCAGTTCGGCGGGACGCCGGCTCCTCCCACTCTTAGTTTTCTCATCTCGAAATTTGGCACAGCATTGACGGCTCTGAGCCAGCGCGTGACACGCATCAATGTCACGAATGAAGGATCGGGCTATACGAGTGTGCCAACCGTCCAAATCAATTCAGGTGGCGGTGCCGATGCATCGGCGCATGCGGAAATTGTAGGAGGTAAAGTCCGGAGAATCGTGATGGATAATTTCGGTCACGATTACACCAGCACGCCGGCCATTGTTGTAACCGGCGGCGGCGGTTCGGGGGCCACGGCAGTGGCTTATCTGATGCATGAAATTTACGGCGACGCCCATGTGCCAGAGGTGCTCTATGAAGCGTTCACCAATACCTTTTGGGGCATGGGCCTATCGCCGGATTACTTTGACCTTGATTCGTTCGTGGATGTGGCTTTGGCCTTATTGTCCGAAAGTACCGGACTGAATCCGTTGCTGGACGAGAATCAGACGCTGCGCGATTTCATCGGCAAGCTGTTCGAGTATGTCCAAGCGTTTCCATATTTCCACGAAGGAAAGATATTCCTGAAACTGATTCGCAAAGAGAATGCGGCTCTGGCTCCAGAACTGACTGATGCGGATTTCGCAGATGAACCGAAGCTGGCCAACCGAGGCTTGAACGAAACGTGGAACCTGACGCGCGTCATCTATCGCAACGGCCAAGGCTCACGCGACTTCAGCGAGGAAGTGGCAACGTGGGATGATCCGGCGAACGCTGTCATTACGGGGCAACTGGTGGACAAGGAATTTCAGTTCCCGTGGATCATACGGCACAACGTCGCAAACCGAATCGTCAAACGAAAAGGGATTCAAGGCGGTGTGCCTCCGTTGGTATATGAGTTGAAGCTGATTCCCGAGCACGGCGACTTGGTGCCTGGACAGTTGGTTCGGATCACATGGCCGAAGCTGGGATTGAACGAAGAGGCGTGTCGTATTATCGACATTACAAGAGGGACACCGGAAGAGCCAGAGGTGCGAGTGCAAGCCATGGTCGAGCTGGCGCGGGAGGAAGAGAACCAGATTACGTTGCCCGACGATCAGGACGACACGCCGCCAGTGGTGGACGATGATGGGACGAATGAATTTCCTTTGGTCAGTGTGGCACCGAAGATAGCTGTGATTCCCTCGGCGCTGCGGCCTGAGTTTGATGACGGTTTCCTCGCAGTATTCGACCGAAGCACAGCTTATCTGATCCAAGCTAAGGTTTACTGGACATGGGACCCGAGCCTGAAGTCTTACACCTTGGTAGCAACGCAACGCTCGTTTCCGCTTCACGCGATTGTCTTGGGGTGGCACAAGATCCGGCAGGCTGGCAACTGGCTATTGCGCATTCGCATTCCTAATACGTGGGATTTCGCGGACTTTTCGACGCTGATGGAAAGTGCGATGGACATCTATGGTGTGGCAGCACGAAGGAGTGTGCGGCTTGGCGGCACACCGAGCAATGTGCATCAGGTCAACACACAATGGTTGCGGAAAGTGTTGGATGGATATTTGGCTGCGGTATCGGCTGACGTGTATGACATTGAGATTGTGGCGGAGGCTTTCGGCACCGAGGCGTTGGAACTGGAAACGGTAGCAGACCCTCAACAGGGACCGACGGAGAATATTTATTTCGGGGAGAAAGAGGACTTCGCGATTGTCGGGAGCGACTCGATTCAGTTTGAGCGTAACGCACCGAACCCGCCGAACAATCCAGATGGCAGTAACCCAGATACGGACCTGATGCGCTACGTTAAGGTTGCGGTAGGAAGTCCGTTTGACGATCAACTGTTGGCTGACGTGGACCCAGTGATTTATGACCGAGATGACACAACAATGTCACCCGATGGGACGTTCGATCCTGATTGGGGCGCGAGGGCATGGACGACTTATGAGTTGTTCGACTGGTTGGCGGGACAGTATTTCCTGGCACAGAATGCTGCAGGCTACAGTGACGTGAGTGACATTGATGATGCGCTGGGTAATTTCTACAACTTGATTTCGAGCGACACCGAGGATCTTCTTTGGACTTCCATTGATGAGGTTTTGGGGGTTTACTTCGACGCTAGAAACAACATTTACAATGACGCTGCTTAAAACAAACACGAAGTGCGGGAAACGATATCGAGTTCTAATTGATGGATGGAAATGGTCCGGCACTCGTCATTGCGGAAAGCCCAAGGGGCACCATGAAAAGTGCGGCAAGGCTAAAGCGCAATGAAGCTGACCGACATTATCCACAGCGTAGGTGATCGAGTGCGCCTCAGTTCCCGCGTCACGGCACTGACAGGCGGCACTCGTGCTGTTGATTCAGTTGTCGTGACGAATGGCGGCACAGGTTATTCCTCTTCGTTCGCAGTGACGTTCTCCGGCGGCGGCGGTTCAGGAGCCGCCGGCACAGCCACAGCCGTCAGTGGAATTGTCCGCAGTGTGGCCATCACGAATCCGGGCACGGGTTATACGAGCGCGCCGTCTCCTGTGTTCACTGCTGGCGGTGGTAGCAGTGCGACGGGCACGAGCATCATGTTGGCGCTGACCTTGGACGCAATCGTTACGGCGAGCATCAGTCTCACAATCAATCCGACATTCCCGGTGTTCGTGCTTATCGGCGGAATGATTAGCGTCTATCGACTTCGAGCCGGAACGGATGCCGAGTCCTCACCGTTCATCATTCGACCAGATGATTACGCTGCATCCACGAATGAGAAAGTCTGGGAACTGTGCGGCAGCATGGACCTGCGGGAGGCGAGCGCGGTCAAGACGCTGACCTATGCCGCAAGCGTGGCTCTGGACTTCGATACGTTCGGCGTGCAAACGGTGGACCTGACGGGAGACATCACGTTCACGACCAGCAATCGAGGGACCGGGAAGCGGCTCTTGGTAAAGATTAAATCGGATGGCTCGCTACGCAACTTCACCTTTCCGTCCTGGGTATCGATGGGAGCAGCGTTGCCGGCGAGCATCGCGGCCAACAAAACGGCGCTGCTGAAGCTAACGGGCTTCGGCACCGCTGATACCGATATCGTAGCCGAATATTCCGTCGAGCCATGAGCGACGGCAAAACCCATATTTTGGTTGTCGAAGCAGCCAAGGCGTTCCAATGACAGAAGAAACGACATTGGTAAAAAAGGAAGTCGGGACCGTGCCGCAGGATTCTAACATCTTCGGTGTTTCTCTGCGTGGTATGCTGGCGGCAGTGCTGGTCATGACTGTGTGTCTCTCACATATTCTTGTTGTCTGTGCTGCGTTGTGGGATGCGATTGCGTTGAAAGAGTGGGGCAGGGTTGGAACATTCACGACCGTTGGAGAGCCGCTCTACAGCATGAGCATAGCGGCACTTGGATTCTACTTTGGCCAAAAGATCACCAAGCCATGAGACCTGGCTGGCACAAACCGGAGGAGAAGCCGAAGCAGAGCAAGGAATGCAAGCGCATCGAAGACATCATCTGCATCATCGGGACCATAGTGTGTCTTGCTCTCCTGGTGATACTGTTGGCGCGATGTTGAGAGAGATGGATCATGTGATCCACATATGCAAAAGGGAGAATGGGAACTGGCGATGATTGAGAAACGTTCTGTCATTGAGGCCCTCGAATATGTCTTGCGGATAGAACTGGATCGACATAAGAGAAGAGAGTTGAAAGAGAACCTTGCTGAAGTGCGATTGGAATTGAAACAACTCATCAAGAAAAGGAAAGGCTAACACAAATGGTGCTCATGGTACTCTTCTGGATACTTCTTATCCTCTGTTTCATCGCATCACTCTGCCCCGATTCCATGTCGCCATATTTGGGGCGTGGTCGTTGGGGCATCGTGCTGATTCTGCTGGCGATTCTTGGCCTTAAAGTGTTCGATAGCCCACTGGCGAAATGACGATTATCCCGAAACCAAAAGAGGAATGGCGGCACTACTATGGGATTGCGAATGTGACGTAGCGCTTACCGGAGCAGTAAAATAAGTGTAAATAAGTGTTGACGCTATTTGTGGCTGTGCTAGATTCACTGCGTTGATAGCACCGCCAGTAACGGAGCTTGAAACAGAAAACGAAAATGAAAACGATTCTCACGAAACCCAATTATTGGAATAGTATCCCCGAAGCAGTGAAAAGCATGTGGCAGAATATTGCCAACGGCTCACCCAGAACATTCGGTCACAGGCGAAATCCATTAGGCATTAAGATTTCGGGGAGAGCGGAAGGCCTTAAGCACTTTCGATTTTGGCGTATCGAATAACCCGGCTCCAGTGCTCCCGACGAACGTAGGAGCCGAGCCACAAACGAAAGCGAGAACGAAAAATGAGCGAGAATAAAAAGGGTATGTATCACAGTGAACTGGTTCGCATGGGACCCGTGGCAGTCACGGTCAAGAGCGATGTGTTGCGCAGTAAGTTCAAGGACAAACCAGATTACGTGATCCTGGAGATCGATGGTGCGGAGCGCATCTACAACACCGAGAATGATGAATGCGCCGACTTTTTTCGGGATCAGAAAGGCCGCACCTTCGCGCTGGTAGCCGAAGGCCGGGAGGCAGATGCGATCCTGACCTATGTTGGGGAGGGGGTAGCAGAGGAAGCCGAGCCGCGCAAACCGGCAAAACCTGCCGCTACAAAGCCACCGCCAAAGAGTAATCGACCACCTAGAGAGGCTCCCCGTGGCGCACAACGGCCTCAGGAGCGGTCAGAAGCCCCGGAGCAGGGTAAATCTACCCCTCCAGCGGCAAATCGGCAGGAACAGCGTCCGCCGGCTCCGTCGCCGGAGACACCGGAGCAGAAGCTGGCCAAGGCAAAGGCGCACGCGAACAGGGTGGCAAATTGCTATCTGATAGCGTTTACAGCGGCTGATTATGCTCGCACGCAGGTAAAGGAGCAGTTGCACCAGGACCTAACGGCGGAACAATTCCAAGGCTGCATCGCGATGATTGCGATTCAGCTTTCGAAGGATGGATTCCAGCACGCGGTGCCGACGGGAGTATTGCATCTCAAGAATGGTCAAGGAGCGGCCAAGTGAGCAACGCGAAGCATATACCGGGACCATGGCATGTGCGTGTAGAGATATGGGCTACTGATCCAAGCATTCTAATCGCAGAGTGCTGTACGCTAGATGGCCCGACCGAAGCATTGGCCAATGCTCGCCTCATTGCTGCTGCTCCTGAGTTACTGGCGGCGTGCAAGACTGCTCTCGTAGTGGTTTCGGAAATAGCCGATATTGACAACGAGAGCCGAGCAGGCTGGGCGCACAGAGAGCAGGATGCAACGATTCAACAATGGGTGGAAGCAGTGGTGAATGATATGAAAGAGAAAAAGAAACTGGCAGATGGCGCCGCCAAACAAATGACGAGCATGATGGCTGCTATTGCAAAAGCCGAAAGGGGGACTCCATGAGTCTCTATCGCCTGCAATGGAAATGCCGCAGTTGCGGCCGCCCGTTCGTGCCGCAGAAACTGACGGAACATATCTGCGTGACATGTGCTTCTCGATTTGTGGTTCGCTGGTATCTGAGCTACGCGGCAATCGTAGGTCTCATTGCCGGCTGGTTGCTGGCGCAAGGATGCAGAGCATAAAGACTATGAAAAAGCTTAACCAGTGGATCAAGGCTCACCCGTATAAATCGATGTTGTTCACGTTCCTGTTTGTCCAAATCGCCGCAATCATGGCCGTCGTAAATGAGAATGGGTTTTGGTGCGGACTGGCGATCTTCGTAGCTTTGGTAGTTTTATGGGCTGTAGAATTCTCAAGAGACATCTCGAAACTGTCCATCGTTCTGGCCTTGTCCATATCAACTTCACTCAACGCAGCAGAGCCCGAAGCTTCGCCCGCAGGAGTAGCTGTCGGTGTTGTCGTGATCTGCGTTGGAGGATACTGTGTCTATCGAGTGGTCAAGTTTTGTCAGAAGAAATTCCCAAAGGAAACTGCCAGCACGAACAATCCCCCAGCGTTCATGCCGCAAGGCGATGAATCAGCAGCATCGTGGAACTACGGATCGCTTGGCTCATGCGATCCAACCTTGACACCTGGGCCTGATTTTCTGGCACCAGAAACATCGGCAACATTGTTCGTGGTAGATGTGCGCATCGATGAAGAAGGAAGCGTCACGGTCAGAACAAGTGCGAGAGGCGAAGCCGAGACTCAAGACTGGATTGAGTTTCAATCTGAAGTGGCTCGCCATGGGATTCAGATCACTGGTAGCCCAGATGGCTCACAATACTTTTCGACTAATCGCGTGCCGTGTAGTGCGGAGGCTGTTCCGATCTCATTCGACCCGGATACCAAGACCGTTGATCTGAAAGACAGCGGAGGTCCAGTTAAGCTGATCGAGGTTCAGCGTTCTCGTGACCTGCAAAACTGGAGTCCATTCCTACGCACTAGAGTTGGTGCTGGTGGACGCGGATTACGTATCGAGGATGCTACGACAGCGAGCAGTATGTTTTATCGGGTGAACATCTCTCATTGACGGCGATTGTGGTTCGGAGTAAACCAGCGAAAACGAAAATGAAAACGATTATTGAAGTACGAAGCACAGGTCTAAAGGGGCGCACCATACAGCACAAGCTACAACCGGTGAATGTCATTCTTGGAGAATCATTCAGTGGCAAGACTGCGATTCTGGACGCGGTGCGCATCGGTCTTCTGAGCTATCACCCGAAGCTGGGTAAGCGGGCAATAGATACGTTCAAGTTGTGTAAGGGAAAGAAGATGATCATTGGTCTGGACTTCATCGATCAAATCGTTGAGCAGGTCTGGCAACTGGAACATGGCACTGTGAAATATGGTAACTGTGGAGCGGTAACCATCCCGCCTGTGCTTTTGGACTGTCGGGAGTATTTCGGCATGAGCGGACCGCAACGGATGCGCTACGTGTTTGACCAGATTGATCTGAAGGCCGCAGGTTTCACGGACGAGCGGGTGACGGCGGCGTTGCGCAGCATCCGGCCAGAAGAATCGACCGAAGAAACCGAGATGGTGATTAACGAGTGTCTGGAGACGGCGGCAGCACTGGTCAAGGAACGAGATGAGCAGGATGCAACGATGCAGCAGTGGATTGAAGCGCTGATGATTGATCTAAAGGAGAAAAAGAAACTGGCAGATGGCGCGGTTAAACAGATGACGAGCTTGATGCAAGGCTCGACTCAGTTGCGAGCGCAGGCCGGCACAGAGCGAGCGCGGAACGTTGAGCCGGAACTGAAGGCGACTCGCGACAAGATTCAGGCACTGCAAGTTGAGCGCGGGAAGATTGAGGTTCAGGTTGCCAATGTCCGAAACTTTGGCGTGCGCATCAAGTCACTGAAGCAATCGCTGGAACGAAGCGAGGATTTAGCCGACGACAAAAAGCGATTGGAAGCGCTGCTTGTCAAAATGAATAAGCAGATCGCAGGATGGCAATCCAAGGCACCGGAAACGGCACGGCAACTTGCCGAAGCACAAGCTGAGTATCGTGGAGCGCATGAGAACGGCCAGAGGCTTACGGTAGAGTTAGAAGAGTTGGAAGCGGAACACAAAGAAAGGATGAAGCAGTCCAAATGTCCTTACTGCAAATCGGCCAGCGCAGGCTGGAAAAAGAATATCGTCAAAGAGTTTGATACCCGGCGAAAGGAACTTCATTCAGAGTTGGCCGCGACGGAACTCAACGCGAAGAATCTCTTTAAGCAGGTGGCACTATACCGCACGGCTGATGAAGCTGCGCACAAAGAGGCTGCGGAAATGCAATCGTCAATGGTATTGCTGCGGGAAACCGACGCGGAGCTAGCCAGAGTTGCGTCATCTATTCAGCAGAGAAAGTCCTGGATGGAAGAGTTGAAGAACCTGGAAGCCCAGAATCCCGCCGCGCCTCCTTTCAATCGCATTGAGGCAATTGAGAAAGAACTGTTTTCTCTGGAAGGACAGTTGAGCGAACTCGACCGGGAGCAGAAGCGGCACGTATCCGCGAAAGCCAACGAGCTACAGGAGCTACGCGCCAAGAAGCAGGCCGCAGAACAGAAGGCGCGTGTCACGGTGCTGAAGCTGGCACTGGAAGAGTTGAGTGAGCTTCAGCAGACGATGATTGACGTGGCTATCAAGAATCTGATGGCGACCGCGAATCTGTTCACGCGATGCATTCTGAAGCAACCGCTGGACTATCGTGACGGCGATATCGGTTACGTTGAGGCCGGCCAATGGGTGAGCCACGAATGTTTTAGCGGGACCGAGGAAGCCCTGGCCTACGCTGGTCTGAGCGTAGCAC